AGGTGGGCAGCTCCAGCCCGGCCAGGGTTTGTTTGGTATTCCGCCCAGCGTAGATGACATCCGCGTCCAGCTTGGCCGCGGTGTTTCCGCTCTCGTTGATCGTAATCGCGATTTCGCCGGCCTTGATGTAGTTGGCGTTCCCGTATTCATCCACGGCGGCCAGCTCATAGCTCGCGGTGCCGGGTATGTACAGATACGCTTTCCCGGTGTCGTCGGCGTAGTACAGCACGCCGGCGGTGCCGGTGGAGGGGAAGCCGCTCCGGTTGGAGTAATGCCGGACGGCGCTGTATTTCACCCGTCCGACGCTCATGCTGGCGGTCCGGTCGGTGACGGCGATCTGGCCGCTCAGCCGGCTGTCCATGTTGGAGACCTGGCTCTTGATCTGCGTGGCCTCGGTGGTGATCCGGGCGTCCAATTTGACGTCCTCGTCCTTCCGGACCTGAACCTCCTGGTCGATCCGGTCGGCCTGGACGCTGATTTTTCCGCTCAGCTCGGTCCCCTGGTTGCTCCGGTCAATAACCTCCTGGCGGATGGCCCTCTCGTTCGTCTCGATGGCTGCCTGATGGGTCACGATGTCGCCCTCAGCCTCGGTGACGCGCTCGTGGATGCCCTTCCCGTCCACGACGATCTCGGCGACCCGGCTCCAGTTCTCGGCGGCGCCGGGTCCGGCGACGGCCTCGGCCACCATGGCGACGTGGTCGGTGGTGTCCACGAACCAGGCGTGATCCTCCTCGGCCTTTTTGGCTCCGGCCCGTCCGCCGCGGGCGGCGGTGCTGGCGCTGCCGGTGACCTCCTGGCTGATGATCCGCGCCAGGTCCTCCTCGTTGTTCGCCAGGGTCACCGTGACGCTCTCCGGCTCGCGGATCTTGTCCCGCCAGTTCAGTTTCGTGATCCGCTCGGTGATCGTGGTGCCGTATTCGGGCAGGGGCACGCGGCAGCGGGTGCCGATGATCAGCCGGTCCAGGCTCTCCCCGGTAGCCCGGCTCAGCTCCAGCCCGGTGATCTCGATGGTCACCGTGGGCTCGCAGTGCCGGTTCAGCCGGTCCTGAGCCCATCTCCGCAGCATGTCCTCGCTGCCGATGCTCTGGTCGGTCTCGGTTTTGCTGACGATGCCGTAGATCGCGGTGTTTTTCTCGATGTAGTCCCCGCTGATGTGCAGGTTCTCCTCCCCGATGGGGTAAAACCGCGTATACATCCGGCTGCGGTCGATGCTGCGCCGCAGGGTGGTGATGTTCCGCCCGCTGCGCATCTCGCTCATGATGGCGCTGCCGGCGTGCCGGATGTGCAGCGTGAAGGGGATCCGGCTCAGGTCGTAGTCCCACCAGCATCCCTCCAGCGTGGTACAGATGGTTTCCAGGGCGCTGAAGAGGGTGTCCCCGTTGAAGGAATACCCCGCCGAAACGCCCGCGTATTCGAAGCTCCCCAGCTTCCAGATGTTCTGCTGCCGCATCACGTACTGGACGGCGCTCTGGGCGGGGCAGTTCTCGTCGCTCCCGCCCATCATCCCACCGGTCACCTCGCCGAACAGGATCAGGTCTTTCAGCGTCTGGATGATGTGCTCTGTCTGGATGCTCCGCGTCCGGGTGTCGAAATTTTCGTTCAGGCTTTTCACCCGCCACACGATGCCCTTCCCGGGCTCGGTGTCGTCCATCAGCCAGTCGCCGACGGCGATGTCCGGGGCGTCCGGGCCCAGGCTGAGGGTCGCGCTGGAATCCCGCTCCGTCAGGGTCAGGCTCATGCTCTCGGGCGTAAACCGCGCCAGGGGCGTCAGGGTGCCGCGCTGCAGTTTGATCACAGGAACCGCCCCCTCGCGCTGAATGTGGCCCGCACGGCGCGGCTCGCGGTGTAGCTCACCGCGGCGTCCCCGGGCATCACGTCCAGGTCGTCGCTGCTCTCCGGCGTGCGCTTCTCCATGGCGCTGCGCCAGGCGCCGCCGGCCCCGCGGATGCGGATCCGAAGCAGCCCGGTCTCCCCGTGGTCAATCACCAGGGATTCCCCGCCCTGCAGCCCCAGCCCGGAGAAAATCATCCGGCTGCTGCCGCACCGCACCGTCACGCTGGAGATCTCCATGCCGCTCTGGTTGCTGATCTCGCATTCGGCCCTTGTCCCGGTGTTCCCGCCGATGTTCATCCGCCCGCTGCCGTTCTGGGCCACGGCGCTGGTCCAGGCGGCTCCGGGCGTGACCTCCTCCCAGTAGGGCACCCAGGGCGCCCGCAGCGTCACGGTGTAGTCCTGCGTCCAGTTTTTCGGGTCCTTCTGCGCGGGCATCTGTGCCAGTTTCACGCGGATCCGCCGGTTTTCCCGGTATCCGATGGTCAGCCAGGCGCCGGTCTCCCCGGCGGCCAGCGCGGCCCAGCTGCCGATCTGCTCCATCAGCAGGCTCCGCTCGTTCATCTGTCCCGGCTTCACGTTGATCCCCGCGCGGATCAGGATGTCCAGGCTGTCCCGGTGCATCCCGGTGACGCGCCCGCCGCTGCCTCCCCAGAGGCTCACGGTGCCCATCTGTTCCTTCCCGTCCTGCTCCTCGATGCCGGTGCAGAGGATCCGGCTGTCGATCTCATCCAGCTGGATGCCGTTCAGCGCGGCCCTGTGCCGTAGTATCATGTGCCGTCCTCCTTATCTCGTCATGATTTCCCGGGCGATGGCCTGGCTCACATAGGGCGCCACCAGCTGCCCGACGCGGTATCCGTCCAGGCTCACCTGGATCCCGCTGACGCCGGCGCTGGCGCCGGCTCTCACGGCGCCCTCCAGCAATCCGGGCAGCGCGCTGAATCCGGAGATGTCGCTCCGCGTCAGCTGCTCGCCGGTGTTCTGGGTCCGGAACCAGCTGGCCGGCAGGTCCTCGATGTCGTGCCATTTCTCCCCGCCCTGGTTCTGCAGCACATCCATGTTGTCCATCAGCATGTTGTACAGCCGTTCCTGCCCGGCGAAAGCGGCCTCGAATTCGGCGCTGGCCTGGTCGTACTGCTCCCCGTTCGTGTCGCTCTGGTCCAGGTCCCAGGCCTTCCAGGCGTCGAAGAACGCCTCCGCGGCGGCCCGCTGCGCGTCGGTCAGGTCGAATCCGGTTTCGGTGCCCTGGGGCGTTTTTTTCGTGGGCAGCAGGATTCCGGTGGTGGAGATCTCGGCCCGGCGTTCCTCCGGGGCGGCGGTCTCCGCCGGCGTCTCCGGCAGCTCCTTTTTCCCGGTCAGCACGTCCAGGATATTCCGCAGCCCGTTCTCTCCCCGGGCATTCCGGGCCGCTTCATCCTGCGCGGCCTTCACGGCGCCTCCGGGGCTCACGTTGGCGCCCGTGATCTCCTCGACCTTCTTCTTGTCCTCCTGGCCCTTCTTCCAGTCCCCGCTGATCAGGTATCCCAGGGATCCGATGGCGGCGGCGGTGAAGCCCACCACCATCACGCTCATCGCGGCGGTGCCCAGCCCGGCGGCCAGGCCGATTCCGCTGCCGGCTCCGGCGGCGGCGGTTCCGGCGCCGGCGCTGATGCCGCCCCCGGTGGTGGCCATCCGGAACAGCTGGATGGTCTTTAGGTTGGCGGCCATCTCGGCGACCTTGCCGACCATGGCCAGCCCCTTCCCGGCGATCCAGAACCCGGCCAGGGTCTCCAGCCCCTGGATCGCGGTGTCGATGTTCCCCTCCTGGGTGAACCAGTTCAGCACGTCGCTGAGCCCGCCCAGCACGCGCCCGATGGTCTGGACGTATCCGTTTTCGCTGCCCTGCAGCTCCTCCCCGGCCTGTCCCATGGCCTCGGCGGCCCGGCCGATGGCCTCGCCCAGTTTCGTGAAAAACTCGGTGATGTTTCTCTCCAGCTCGTCCAGGGCCTGCTGCCGCTCCTCGGCGGTGTCCGCGTCCATGAAATCAATCAGCGCGTCCAGCGCCCCCTGCACGTTGCTGCTCAGGTCCAGGGTGATTTTCCCCAGCGCCCCGGCCATGAAGGAATCCTTGAAGGCGAACCAGGTCTCCTTGATGTGGTCAACCTTTTCGGCGATCTCGCTCATGGTGCTGATCTGTTCGCCGGTCATGCCGATTCCGCCGTTTTCGGTGTCGAATTGATTCAGGTTCTCCTGGATCTTCGACCAGTCGCCGACCAGGTCGCTGATGCCCTCGACCTTCTTGCTGCCAAAAATCTCGGCCATGGCCTCCAGCCGGCGGTCGTAGTCCATGCCCTGCAGGCTGTCCATGACAGCCATGGCCAGCTGCCACTGGTCTTTGTAGTTCTCCGCAGATACTCCGGCGTATTCGGCCAACTTCTTCGGGTCGGTGACGGCGATCCGGGCCACGGCGCTGTTCAGCGTGGCGAAATCGTTATGACTTGCGCGCACCGCGTGGTACCATTTCTGGATGTTCTCGCTCGTGGTGTTCCAGGTGGTGGCCAGGTCCTCCCAGTCGTTGGCCCTCGCGGCCAGGTCCATCATGTCTCCCCAGACCTCGCCGATGGCGCCCTGGATGCCCTGCACCATGCTGGTGAAAACTTTCTCGATGGCGCCGCTGACGCTCTCCCCGACATTGGAGAGGCTGGCGATGCTGTCCGCGAAGCTTTTGCTGGCGATGACGCCCTCCTGGGCGCTGCCGGCGGCGGCCTTCATGGCGTTCCCGCTGTTGGCCACGCTGTCGTTGACACCGTCCAGGGTGTTCTGCATCTCCGCCAGGGCGGCCCGGGCGTTGTTGACCTTCGTCTCGTATTTGGCGATTTCGTCGGCGTTGTCGGCGTATTTCTCCCGCACCTCGGCCAGGGCGGCCTGCAGCGTCTGGACGACTTTCTCCTGCTCGGCGATCTGCTTCTGCAGGTTCTTGGCCTTCACCTGGGCCTTCTGCTGCTCGCTGGCGTTCCGGCCCAGCTCGGCGGTCTCGGCCTTCAGTTCGCTTTTCAGCGTCCGCAGGTTCCGGTTGGCCTCTTTCAGCGCCTGGCTGTATTGTTTCTCGCCCTCGAGGCGGATTTTCTGCCGGATATCGTTGGCCATTCCCGGCCCCCCTTTTTCTTACAGATGGATGCCCGCCCTGGCCAGGGAGGCATCATATTTCGCGCGGAGATTAAACATGTCGGAGATCCATCCCGGCGTCATTTTCCGCGCGTTTTCCCGCGGAATCCCGGCGATCAGCGCGTATCCGTAGTACTCCACGGCCCGCGTTTCCCGCCGGTTCATCCGTTTTTTTCGTCGTCCTCGTCGTCGAACAGCTCTTTTTTCTCGTCGCTGCCGGCCTGTCCGGCCTCGGTCTCCGTGGCTTTCCCGCCCTGGAACGCTGCCTGCACGGCGTCGCTCAGCTCCGCCATCTCGCGGATGTTCGCCTTGATGACCTCGTCCCCCGTCACGGTGGGCTCCCTGTCCTCCTCGATCAGGGCGCCGTTGGCCATGAATTTGAAAATTTTCCGCAGGCTGCGGAACTGTTTCCCCTTCGCCAGCTCCTGGATGGCGTTCCGGATGCTGCCGAACTCCTCCTCGATCTGCTCCATGGCGTAAAGGTTAAACAGCAGTTTGTAGTCCGTTCCCCGGAAATGATAGATCACGCTGCGGTCCATGTTCCTGTCCCCTTTCTGTCCCTTTTGTGGTTGCTCTCCGGCCCGCGCCGGCGGGCCTGTCCCATCTCCGGCCCGCACAGGCGGGCCAGTCCCATATGAAAAAAGCCCGCCCGGGGGATCTCCCCGCCCGGGCGGTGTGTTTTTAGGCCTGCACGCCGGCCTTGCCGTTCAGCCACGCGCGGGCCGCGGCTTCCGTGGCCACGTCGCCGCTCTCGGCGAAGAACACGATGGCGCCGTTTTCCTCCAGCTGCACGCCCATGGCCTCGCCCTCCAGGCTCTCGGTCTGGAACGCGGTCTGCTCGCCCTTGGTGTTGAAGCTGCGCTGGCCGCGGCTGAACTGGACCTTGTAATACCAGTAGGCCCGGTAGCTGGCCGTCCCGCAGTACATTTCGCCGTGGATGAACCCGACGCCCACGTAGGGGGATTCCGCGTCGGTCACCTGCAGCTCGGTGCCGCCGGTGCCCTCCACGTAGCCCAAAATGTCCTTTTTCATGTCGTCGGTCAGTTTCGCCAGCTCGATGGAGACGCTGGCGGCGCTGATGCTGTTGTCCCGGTCAATCCGGTGGTCGTCCGCGTAGAACGAAACGTCGCTGCGCTCCTCGCTCTGGTCCACCCGGACGATCTTGTCCCGGTCGACTTTCCCGCCCGTGTAGGTCATGGCGCTGCCGCTGCCGCCGCCGCTGACCTTGGCAACCGTCAGGCCCTTCACTTTGATAACCATGTTTTTTTCCTCCTCCTTATTCCTCAGTCAGCCCGGCCTCCCGCAGCCCGCGGGTGTAGGCGGCCTCCATGGCCTCATGAACCTCTCTCTCGGATCGGTCGCGCACGCGCTTGACGAAGGGGTCCTTCCGGACGTTCCTTCCGCTGCGCTTCTGGTAGTATCCGTAGTTGATGATCACGTTTTTCATCTCGTTCCGGACGCCGTGCCGGTCCTCGTCCTGGGTGTAGACGTACAGCTGCATACCGTCCAGGCCCTCCCGGATCTCGGTGGCCCGCAGGCTTTCCAGCATGTCGCCGGTGCGGATGTGGCCCCGCGCGCGGATCTCCGCGGCGGTGTTCCGGGCGATGACCTCGGCGCCGGCCGTCAGCATCTCCCGGGCGATCCGGCCCCGGATGTCCTTTTCCAGGCGGCTCAGCCTGTCCTGGAATTCGTCCAGGTTAACCATTTCCAGCCTCGCCATCGTCCTCATCCTCCTCCGGCAGCTCCAGCGGCCCCCAGATCCGGACGTTCCAGACCCACAGGGCGCGCTCGATGTCCGCCAGCCAGACCCGGTCGTTCAGTTTCCACACGATGGGAAACTCCCCGTCCAGGTACTCCATCGCGTCGTTGACCCGCTCGATCATCTCGCTCTCCCGGTCGCTGACGCTCAGGTAGATGTCCGCCAGGTACTGGGTGTCGATGGGCCGCCCGTCTGCCCACAGGATTTCCTGGTCTTTCCGCAGCGCCACCGCGCCCCATTCCTCGGGGCGGTCGGTGTCCACGGCGTCCCGGTCGAATTCGATCCGGCCGTCCATCGCGATGTTCAGCCGCTGGATCATCGCGTCGATTTTGTCCATTTAGCTGCCCCCTCCCGCGATGGTTCGGCATTTCAGGCGGATGTAGTCGGTCATATATCCCAGGTGGTTCACCTCCAGGATGTTGTATTCCGTCCCGCCGTGGCGGATCCGCCATTTCTGGGTCACGTCGTCCCGCCATCGGATCGTGAAGGTCACGATGTCCTCTGCGTTGTAGGCGTGGGCCTGGTAGAATTCCCGCCCGCTCACGTCGCTTTTCGCGGCGTAGACCCGGGCGGCCTCGATCCATTGGGTTTCCCTCCGGCCCCGCTCTCCGACGGTGCTCTCGGGGCGCAGCAGCGTCACGGGGTGGCGCAGATCTCCGGCCTTGATGCCCATTTATCCATCCCCCCCGGCGCTCTCGTTCCCGGTGCCGGCTCCCTCGGAGTCCGTTCCGGTGTCCCCGGTTTCCGTCCCGGTGCCGGTGCCCGCCGTGTAGGTTTTCGCCCTCGCGCGCAGCTGGTGCACGCTGGTCACGATGTAAACCGGTACGGCGGCATTCGCGTCCGCGTTTCCGCGGTTGTCGTACATCCAGGCGGCCAGGTTGCAGACCCAGAACAGATACTGGTCGTCCGCTGCCATTTCCGGCACCCCGGCCCCCTCGTACCATGCCACGGCCGCGCGGTAGCACATTTCCAGGATGGTGTCCTCCGCCTCCGGATCCGCGCCCGCGAAACGCCGCACCATGTCCAGGGCTGTGTTATCGGCCATGGTCTCCCCCCTCGTTATTTCCGCGCGGTTTTCCGGGCCGGCGCGGGCTCGGATTCCGTCTTCCCGGCGGCTTTCTCCTCCAGGATCCGGATCCGCTGCTCCAGCTGCTCGACCTTCTCCTCCAGCGCTTCAATCTGTTCCTTGCTCCTCATGGTTCTGTCCTCCCCCCAAAAGGCGCGCCGGGAGGGGCCTTCCCCTCCCGGCGTTCCGGGTCATTACAGCGCGATGTTCCGGCGCACCATGGCCGCGGTGTCGAACTTCGCGACGAACATCCGGCTGATGCCGCGGATCTCGGTGGAATCGGTCGCCCAGGCGTTGCCGCCGATGTCGGTCGAGGCGATCTCGAAGCCGTCCTTCTGGAACAGCGTCGCGAACTCGTGCCCGTCGCCGATGAAGATCTCGGCCGGGGTGCCGGTGCCGGTGCCGTTGGGCAGGAAGGCGTCGGAAACCACGTGCACCGGCCGGCCCAGGATGCGCAGCTCGGTGGCGTTCGCCGGGTTGGGCTGCAGCAGGCCGCGGCCCTGATCGTCCACGATCTGATCGATGGCGTCAAAGGCGCTCTGGCTGCAGATGATGACGCTGGAGAGGCTGATCGCCGGATCCAGCGCCTTGTTCAGCGCGGTTTTGAATCCGTCGATGGCGGTTTTGCCGGTGCCGCTGGGCACGATGCTGCTGGCCGTCAGGGTCTTCAGGGTCGCGATCAGCAGGCTGTTCTCGGTCAACACCTGCTTCCGGGCGAACCAGCGGCTCAGGTAGGCCATCAGGCCCGCCACTTCGTCGCTCAGCAGCTCGTTGGAAACAGGCAGCCGCAGCGCGTACTTGTCCAGCGTGAAGGGCACCTTCACGAAGGCGGGCTGGTCGTCGGTGGGGATGGTGCCCATCTCGTTCACCAGGGTCATGCCGGCAGTGGGCGCGGTGTCGACCACGCGCCATCCGGTGTAGCTGGTCACGGTCTCCACGTTGAACAGCGCGCTCAGGGGATTCAGCTGGCGCTTCAGCTCCCGGATCTGGTTGTCCATATCCTCCGGCACCAGGAATCCGCCGTCCGTGCCGGCGGGGCTGCCGCCCTCCTCGGTCAGGGCGTCATACAGAATCTTGACATTCTCGTTGCCGAAGCCGTTCCGGCGGTTGATGCCGTGCTTCATCGCGTAGGCGAAGGCGCGGGCGTACTCGTTGCTTTTCCTGATCTCGTTCATGGTTTTCTTTTCCTCCTTCTTTTCCGTGGGCTGGATGGGGTTCAGCCGGCCTTCCGTGCCGGCCCTTTCGGCGTCATAGCTGGCCTGGAGCGCGTTCATGCGCTTCTGCATGTCCGCTATCTCGGCCTGTTTCTTCTCGATCTCCTCCATGGGGATCCCGCTGTCCAGGGCGCTGTTCGCCAGCTCGGCGCTGGCCGTCCGGATCTGGGTTCCCAGGGCGGTGATCTGGTTCATGATCTCCTGCAGCTTCAAAATTGTGCCTCCCTTCACTGCAAATGAATCCCGGCCAGGATCTCCGCTCTCCGGGCGATTTCCGCCCTGCGCTTCTCCTCCATGGCCCGCAGCGTCTCCCCCGCCTGTTTCCAGGCGTTCCGTCCGCTGCCGTTTTCCGGTTCCTCCGGGTTTTCGGTTTCCTCGTCCGGGTTCTCGTCGGGGTCTCCGGCCGGATCCTCTTCGGGGTCCCCGTCCGGATCTTTCTCCGGCTCCTCCGGGTCCGCCTCGTTCCCGGGATTCTCCTCTTCGGTCTCCTCGTCTGGATCCTCTTCCGGCTTCTCCGGCTCCCCGGTCTCCTCGTCGGTTTCCTCTTCCGGATCCTGTTCCGGCTCCTCGGCCTTCTCCGCGTGGGCCTTCTCCCACCGGGCGCACATCTCCCGGATGGTTTCCGGCGTGGCCCGGGTCATCATCCCGGCGCCCGCGCAGGCAGCCGCCCGGATTTCGCCGCCCCAGATGCCGTCCGCGAATCCCTCGTCCACGCAGGTCTGCGCGCTCATCCAGGTTTCGTTTTCCAGCATCCGTTTCAGCTGATCCCGGGTTTTCCCGGTCCGCCGCTGGTAGGCGGTGATCAGCCCCTCGGTGATCTCGTCCAGGGTTTTCGCGGCCCTCCGCATTTCCCGGGCGTCTCCCGCGGCCATGGTCCATGGGTTGTGGATCATCATGTAGGCCACCGGGCTGATCAGGATCTCGTCCCCGGCCATGGCGACGACGCTGGCCGCGCTGGCCGCCAGGGCGGTGATGATCACGGTGACGCGCCCCAGGCCGTTCAGGCTGTGCTCCCGTAGCGCGCTGTAGATCTCCGCGCCGGCCATCACGTCCCCGCCGGGGCTGTTGATGTGCACGGTCACGTTCCGCATGCCGGCCAGCGCCGTCCGGAATTCCCGGCTGCTGACCTCATCGCCCCAGAATACGTCCGTCGCAATGGGTCCCTCGATGTCCAGCACGCCGTCTCCGGGCTGCTCCGCCTCCGGGTCCGGGATCAGGTTCCAGAATTTTCCGCTCTCCATCAGGTTTCATTCTCCTCCTTTCCCTCATTTTCGCCCGCGTTTCCTCCCGCGGGTTCCGCCGGCGCCGCGGGACTGCCCAGCAGCTGCTCCGGATGCTCGACCGCGATCCGCAGCGGGATCAGATCCCGGCTGCTCATCAGCAGGTCGCCCACCGGATCCGGCGGCAGGCCCAGCTCCGCCCGCACCTCGTTCGGTTTCCGCCATCCGCCGCGGATGGCCATCTGGTTCCGCTCCGCGGTGGTCTTGACGTCCGTCCGGGTCAGGCTGGTGATGTCGAACCGGAACCGATACCCCTCGGCATATTCCTCCGGGGTCAGCATTTTCCGGTTCAGCTCCTCCTCCCATTGCTCGACGATGGGGGTGATGGTCAGCTGCAGGTATTCCTGCATCTGCTGCTCGGCGGTGCCGAAACTTGTGTCCGAATAGTCCCCCAGCAGGTGGGGCGGAAGGTTGTACACCGTGGCCACCCGGTTCCGGGTGATCCGCTCCACGTCCAGCAGCTGCGCGTCCACCTGGCTGTTCGTGAAATTCGTGGCGGTCATCCCGCCCTCCAATATCACTACGCTGCGCCCGCTCTTTTCGTAGGTCTCCAGGAACCGGTTCACGGCGTCCTCTTTGGCCTCCTGGCTCAGTCCGGTGGCCGGCACGGTCAGCATGATGCCATGGTTCACCCCGTCCAGCTGATCCAGGCTCATTTCCTTCACCTGGGTGTCGTAGTCCAGGGATTTCCGCAGCACGTCGATGGGCCGGATGCCCCGGATGCCGTTGGCGCTCATGTGGCGCAGGTTCAGCACCAGGAAGCCCGGCGCCAGCGCCTGCTTCCCGTCGTCCATCGTGATGCTGTACCAGATGCTCCCGTCCTCCGGATCCCGCTGCGGGGTCACCCGCGTGGGGTTCAGGATGTCCAGGCGCACGGTCTGGCCGAAATTGTCCAGCACCCGCAGCGCGTAGGCGTTGCCCTCGGTGTTCCGCAGAACCTCCATCGTCTGCCGCCAGGTGAATGCCGTGAAATTCGGGTGGGGCTGCAGGCTGATCAGCCGCTCCAGCGGGTGGAACTCCTGCCGCTCGTAGCCCTTGTAGAAGTGGATCGGCATCGCCGCGATGGTGTTGCTGATCCGGCTCACCGCGGCATAGATGGCCTCGTTCCCCTGGATCGTCATGTCGGCCCGCGGCCGGTTCACCATCCGCAGGTTCCGGACGTTCCGCGCCTGAGGCTTGTCCCGCGCCTGGGCCTTGTGTTTCCGAAATGGCAGTTTCATCCTCTCACCCCTCGTTTCCTCACCGTCTGCGCCGTCCTCCCAGGTCCACCACCCGGATGGCCGGCGGCGTGTAAATTTGCCCGGCGGGCTGTTTCTCCATCATCACGCAGTGGGCATCCAGCCAGGCCATGAATCCGTCGATTTTCCGGAACCGGTTCCGCTTCATCGGCATCCAGTTTTCTTTGTCCGTGTGCCGGCGCTCCCCGCTGATCCGGACGTTGTCCGTGTACCATTGCAGCATCGGGTCCTGGTTGCTGACCACCTGCCCGGCCAGCAGCCGCTCTTTGATGTCCTTCATCGGGTCATTCAGCGTGATGGGCCCCTGGCGAACCACCTGGCAGTCGAACGCCTGGACACTTTTGCCCTGGTGCCTCCCGCCGACCTCCAGCATCTGCCGCAGCCGCGTGGCATTGGCCGGGTCGTATCCGATGGTGACGATCTCGTATTTCCAGCTCATCTCCGCGAACCAGGCCCAGACGTCCTCCTGCTGGATGTATTCCCCCGGCACGATGGTCAGCAGCCCCCGCATGGCCAGCCCGTAGTAGTCGATTTTTTCCTGGTCGATTTCAACCTTCCGCTGCGGAATCCAGCTGTGCAGCAGCACGTACACCCGCCCGTCGTCCAGGGGGAACTCCAGCGCAGCGGCGGTAAAATCTTCCCGGTTCGACAGGTCAAATCCGCCGTAGCACCGCCGGCCCAGCAGGCTCTCCTCCGGGATCACGTCCCGGTTCCGCTTCAGGACCTCGGGCTGGATGAACGCCATATCGTCGGCGTTCACCATGATGTTGAGTTGTTTGCAGATGAAGTCCGCCCGCTCACTGGGCACGTGTTTGCAGCGCTCCCATTGTTTCTCCAGCTCGTCCAGCTGCAGCGTCGTCCCCAGCCCGGGGTTGGCCTTGATCCAGTTCTCCGGCCGCTCGATGTCGTCGGTGCCGTCCAGCTCCGCGATGTAGGCGAACATCCGGTCCCCGACGTCCGGTTTCAGTTTCCCGGCCATAGCGTCGGTGAACAGCCCGTAGTAGTAGGCCAGCGGCCCGTCGATCACGTTGCCCATCGTCGTGATGTAGATCGTCAGCGGCTGCCGGCGCTTGACGGTTTTCCGCTTGATGATGTTCAGCAGGCGGAAATCGCGGTACTCGTGAATCTCGTCGAAAATCGCCCCGTGGGGGTTCAGGCCGTCCAGACGCTGGCTGTCGCTCGACCGGTGCTTGATGGTGGCGTTCATCTTGTCATAGTAAACGCCGTCCCGCAGCGTCCGGAACCGCGGCGCCAGGTAGGGGCTGGCCTCGATCTGGCTCTTGCATTCCCCGAAAACGATCCCCGCCTGCTCCTTGCTGTTCGCCAGCAGGTAGATGTCCGCGCCCCTTTCCCCGTCTTTGCAGGCCAGGAAGGTGGCGTTTCCCGCCATCATGGTGGATTTCCCGTTCCCGGTGCCGACCAGGATCAGCGCCTCCCGGAACCGCCGGTATCCGTTCCCGTCCACCCATCCGAACAGGTTGCACTCGATGAAACACTGCCAGCCCATCAGCTCCATCCGGTCGTAGTCCCCTTTGGTGGGAACCAGGAACCGCTCCATGAAATCGACCGGCCGGCTGGCCCTGTGCTCGTCGAAATGCCAGGGGAAGCTTTCGTCCCGTTTCTCCGGGTGCTCCGGATCCTGCCCGGCCCGTCCCAGGTCGTCCAGGAATCGCTGGCAGCCCATCCGGGTTTTTTCGCATACAGTGATCCGGCCCTCCACGGCGGCCCGGGCGTATTCCATGCAGCGGGCGACGGCGGTGCTCCGATATTCCTCCGGAGGCGCGGCGTCCTCCGGCCGGATCTTCCGCGGCCGTCCCCGTTTCCGCTTCGGGGGTTCCGGCGCTCCCGTCTTCCGGTTCTCCGGCGCGCCTTCGCCCCGGATCCCCGTCTCCGGGTTCAGGCGCTCCGGCGTCCCCGGTCCCGTCTTCCGGATCCCCGTCTCAGTCGGGGAAACTGTCGAAATCGTCATCGATCTGAACGGTTGCCGCCTTCCGTTTGTTCGGGGTCAGTTTCAGCTCGGCCAGCAGCTTCCGCTGGGTCTCCGTGTAGGCCCGCAGGTGGGCCATGCTTTTGTTGTCCGCCCAGTAGGTCTGTCTGCCGTTCCGAACCTCTTTTCCGATGCCCCGCTCCTGGATGTCGTTTTCCAGCAGGCCCTTCACCTGCTCCGCGAACGCCACGTCCGCCACCATCATCTGGTCCGGATCGGTCATCCCCTCCGGCCTCCGGTCGCAGGCGTCGCACAGGCGTTCATACATCCGCCGCGCCCGTTTGTCCGTGATCCGCTGCCAGTGTTCCCTTTTCAGCGTCTCGTTCATATCTGTCCCTCCTGTCCCTGGTTCCCGTCCGGGCTGCCCGGAAATCGAAGCGCCGACCCCCGCCCCGCCAAGAGTTCAGGCTGACGCCCCGATTCCCGGGCCTGTCCCCCGCCCGGTTTCCTCTGTTTTCCGTCCCGGCCTCCCGTCCGGTTCCGCCCCCGCCGGGGCTGTCCGTCCGTTTCCGTGTCCGTCCGGTTCCGTGTCCGTCCCCTTCCGGATCCGTCAGACCCGGATGATCCGCATTTTCGGCTCCGGCCTCCCGTCCGGCCCGCCGTCCCGGCTCTTCCGCCGTTCCGGATGATGCTCCTCGTGGCATTTCGCGCACAGGCTCCGCAGGTTGCCGAGATCCAGCGCCAGGTCCGGTCTCTCCTTATAGGGGATAATGTGGTGCACCATCACGGCGCGCCGGGGTTTCCGGATAATGCCCGCCCGGAATTTCTCCAGGCAGTCCTGGCAGTATCCGCCGTCCCGGGCCAGCGCCACCGCCCGGATCCGTTTCCATTCGGCCCGGTGGTAGAATGGCTCGCTCTGTTTGTACACGGCTCCTCCCCCGTTTCGGCAAATAAAAACGCGCAGGGGACAGGTCTGCGCGTTCCAGGTGATCCGGCGCTCCAAAAGAAGCGGGAGCGGCGTTTCCGCCGCCCCCATTTCCGATGGAGGGTGCTTTCCCATCTCTGGCAGGCTACAATTTACCACCCCGGATACGCACATGCAAGAACCGCCGGGGCATTCCCCCGCGGAAACCGGCTCCCGGTGCGCGGCCCCCTGATCCCCTTCCGTCCTCCCCGCAGCCTGCCCGTTTTCCCGCCTGTTTTTCGCGTCCTGCCCCCTCCGGCCCTCCGGCCGGGCCGTTGCCGCTCCCTGCGTTTCGCCCCGGTTCCCGCGCGTTTTTTCCGGGTTTCCGGGCGTGGTCTGTTTCCTATTACATGCCCGCATCAGCTCCACCGTCGCTCCCCCATCCCCGCCGGCGCGGATTGCCAAAAACAAAAAAAGGCCGGGGCCTGTCCCTCCCCGGTCGTCTCAGTTGAACGGGCTGTCCTCGCCCCGCTCCCACTGTTCGTTTGGATTCGGTCCCTTCGGTTCCGGATCCCGGCTCCGCCATCTGGTGCAGAAACTGTTTTCCTGGAACATCTCGCACCCCTTCCGCAGCGCGCAGGTGGTGCAGTCCGGCGCCAGGCTCTCCCGCAGATTCTCGACGGCCTGCAGCGGTCTCATCCCTTCTCCCCCCTTTCCCTCAGATACCAGGCCGGCAGGGTCTCCGCGACCCTCTCCGGCGCCAGCATATCCAGCAGCATCTCGCCGGCCCTTTTCGTTTTCCGGACATATCCCGGGGTGTATTTTTTCTGCCGCGCGATGTTGGTGGTATCCATTCCGCGGATGTAGTACAGATCCAGGATCTCCGATTCCAGGTCCGGGATCATGTCCAGCAGCGCCACGGCAGCCATCCGCTCCGCCTCCAGCATTTCGCACCGGGCGGCCTTCTGCCGCTCCAGCTGGTCGATGTCCGCCATCACCCGGCCGTTCCGGTCCGGGTCCGTGGTACCGCGTCCGCCTCCGATGGGGTCGGCCTGAGGCGCGGACAGGCTGGTCAGGATCTCCCGCCGCCGCGCGATCCGCATGTCCATCTGAGCCAGTTCATCCCGTGCCGCCCGCACCCGCTTCAGTATTGCCAACGCCTTCATTCCTCAAGCCTCCCCGATTTCCGTCAGTCTCCGTTTACAAGCTGCTGCGGATATCCCCTGCGGCTGCCCGCGCTCAGTCGGATGCTGCAGGGCGTGATCTCCAGCACGCTCTCCCAGCTCCTTGGGCTTTTCGTCCCGCAGTATTCGCAGTCTCCGTTTTCATCCAGCGGCGCCCCGCAGTTCCGGCAGTTTTGTACCTCTTCCATCGCGTCCTCCTCAGAACGGCAGGTCCTCCGGATCCTCCACCGGCGTCATCCCGCTGGGATCCGCCGGCGCCGGCGGCGCGTCCTCATCGGTGGGCTCGCCCGCGCCTCCGTCCCGGCCTCCCAGGAATTCGACGCTCCGGGCCAGCAGCTCGATCTGCCCCCGGGCGCTGCCGTCGTTCCCGGTCCAGGCGTGGGCCCGGCTCTCCCCGACCACGGCAACCCGCCGGCCCTTCCGCAGGTATTTCCCGCAGGTGTCGGCCAGCCCGTGCCAGGCAGTCACCCGGATAAACTCCGTCTCCTGGCTCCGGTTGCCCTGGTCATCCTTCCGGCCCTGCCGGTTCACCGCCACGGTGAAATGGCACCACCGGTTTCCTCCCTCCGTGGTTCCCGTCTCCGGATCCCTGGTCAGATTCCCGATAATTGTGTGCTGATTCATTTTGCTCCCTCCTCCTCGTTATATGGCAACATTATTCATGTTGACAACCATGATTACATCGGCCCAATCTAAAGCCTGTACGTCAATATCGTTATATGTGCTTTCTTGATGACCGTCTTTATAGAAAATTATAAACATTGTTTTACCTCACTAAATGCTCCGATAATTCCCTAATGTCTCCCGTTAACATTTTTAATCTATTCTGCATGTATATCTCCTTTCGTTACTCCTCCCTCATACTCTGCCCTTTTCTCCCTGAGATATCTCCGCAGCTGCATCAGGTTCATCCGCTCGCCTTCCTCATCCCGGATATACGGCAGCAGCTCGATCAGCTCGTCATCCCGCAGCCGTTCCAGCACCACCCAGATCGGCGTCCCCAGCTCCATCTCGCTCACCCCTTTCTCCAATTTTCAAATATTTTTTCCAAAACCCCTTTACATTGTGCCCACAATGTGATATATTCTATGCGTGCCCGGAAGACCGGGCCGAGGAAAGGAGAAACATCATGAACACCACCTACTACGTCACCGCGGACAGCTTCGGATCCGATTGCCCCGTGAACTGGGAGGAAATCGCCTCCGCGATGAATGCCATCATTGACGATCGCGGCATTGCCGAGGATCGCGACGCCACCGACGCGCTGTGGGAATCCTACTGGCGCGGCGAGTGCGAATCCATCCCCGCTCCGATCATGGAGGATTGACCATGGCGGAAAAATTCGACCAGGCGGAATATATCCGCCGGTACCACCGCGAGCAGCGCATCGAGAAAAAAGTGACGTTCAACCGCAACAATCCCGACGACATGATGCTGCTCGAATGGCTGGCCTCCCGCCCCGGCGGCATGGTTCAGTACATCAAATCCCTCATCCGGTCCGATATGACGGCTGCCAGAGAATGATCTGGCAGCTTTTTCATATCGTGACCTCCTCGTCCCGGATCAGCTGGCTGGCGGCCCGCCGGTATTCGCACCGGCGCCATTTTCCGTCCTGGACCTCCGTGGGCGGCGCCACCTCCAGCAGGGCCTGCCGGAGCAGGCAGCTGCCGATCTCGCTGCCCTCCCGCATGCACAGGCAGCATTCGTTTTCCATGGCGGCCTCGCACAGGGCGGCCAGGTATTTGTCACTGATCATCACCTGGCGCGGGTTCCGCAGCGGCCCGTTCAGCACCATCTCATAGTGCCCGTTCCGCGAGTAGGCGGTATAGTATTCCTGGCGCCGCTCCGGCATGGTCCGGAGCAGCGCGTCCTGCACCCGGCAGATCAGCGTGGTCATCAGCCGGATGTCCCGCCAGGTGGTTTTCCCGGCCTGCCGGGCCCGGTCCCGGATGGCCGGTCCCCGGGCGATCAGGTTGTTCCGCAGGATCATCGTGTTCAGCATGAACTCGTTCTCCTCCCGGTTGGGTTTCGTCTGCGGCGGCCCGCTCTCCGTTTCCCCGCCGGCGCCCCGCGCTGCCGTGGAATCCTGTTCCTCCGGCGGCACGGGAACCGGCGGGGCCCACCGGGGCCCGAACCGTTTCCGCATCTCCTCGTCAAACCGTTTCAGCTTCGCCAGATCCATCAGGCGCCTGCCTCCTCTCTCCGCCGGTTCCGCAACTTCTTCATCATCTCATAATCATCCCAGTCCAGGATCAGCGCGATCATCGTGTCATAGTCGCACCGGGCGACGGCCTTCATGGTCTGGGCGCCGGTGATCTCCCGAACCTCGCGCCGGATGGCCGCCGCGATGGCCTTCATGGCCTCCAGATCCGGGTGGAATCCGCCGACGCCGCTGCTGCCGATCAGGTATTCCGCGCACAGCTCCGCGGCCCGCTCCCGGATGGCCTGGTTGATGTTCCGCGCCTGGGTCGGAGTGACCTTCTCCAGCGTCCGGATCGTTTTCTCCATGGCTGCCATCCTCTCGTTGGTAATCCGCAGCATCTCCGCCAGGGCGCTGATCTGTCCGGTCAGCCCGGCCGCGATCTCCCGCACCGTCTCCGCCGGCACCAGCTGCCCCCGCTCCAAAGTAGCCAGGGCATTTTTCTTTTCCTCCATGCCGTCCGCCCCCTTCACTGGATCCGGGCGTCGGCTCTCATCACGCCCAGGGCGGCCAGGCTGTCGCTGACCCATTTCCCGACGGTCTCCACGTTGGCCAGCAGCGTCTCCCGCTCCTTCGCGCTCATCCCGCTGATGAGGCTCCCCATCTGGGGCAGCACCCCGGCCCGCCCGATGAATTCCCGCACCGCGGCGGTCAGGTCCAGGGCGCCCACGGCGCGGACGCCGATCCCCCGGGCGGCGTCCATGCCGGCCTGGTTCCGGGCCCGTTTCAGGTCCGCCAGCTCCGCGGCCCTTTTCTCCTCCCGGGCTTCCGCGGCTGCCAGCTCGCCCTTCATCCGCTCCGCGTCCTGCCGGTTCCGTTCCGCGTCCGCCCGCAGCGCGTTCATTTCCTCCTGCGCCGCCTGGAATCCCTCGTCCCAGGTCCGGCTCCCGGCCTGCTGCGCCTCCTCCAGTTTCGCCTGCAGCTCCCGGATCCGCTCGTCGGCGGCCTGCCGCTCCCGGTTGATGTGGTCCATTTTTCCCTGGAATTCCTTCCTGATGTCTTTCCGGGCCTCCTCGCGCTCGTCCCGCATGCCCTGTTTGTAGGCCGCGTCCGCTTCGTCATCCAGGCGTTTCTGGTAGGCGGCGACGGTGGCTTTCAGCTGGTTTTTCAGGTCCTCCCGCTCGTTCATGGTCTTTTTCAGCTCCACCCGGATCTCCGCGGCGGCGCCGCTCTCCTGGAGGACCTGTTTCCGCAGCGCCCGCACGGTGGCGGTGTTCTCCGCGTCCGCGTCGGCCTGGGCCTTCCGGATCCGGGCGATCTCCTCCTTCAGCTGCCGCACGGTGGTGCCCTCCTCGGCAGCCCGCCCGGCGACCTCCTCCCGGGTTTCCGCGTCCAGCCCGCTGGAAAGCAGCATCAGCGCCTTGCTCATCTCCAGCCGCGCCATCTGGCTGCCCTCCCGGATCTCCGTGGCCGCCTGCATGCACCGCTGGGCCTGCCGGGGTTCCAGCCCGGTGGTCCGCCGCACCCAGTCCTCCCATTCGCCGTGGGGAACCACCCCGGCGGCCTTCGCCTCGTTCAGCGTCCGCCCGATCCCGATGTATCCGGTCCCGATCTGCTCTTTGTACAGCCGGATCCGCTCCTCATACATCGCCAGCCGCGCCGGATCCGCGATCCCGCCCCGCTCCGCCGGAGCGATCTCCGTCCCGGTTTTCCTGGTTTTCTCTGCCTGCATCGTCATCGTTCCTTTCCTCCTCGCTGTTTATTTCCCCGGCGGCCGCTCCAGGCTTTTGCTCCGCCGGCAAAAATCCGTCAGAACGGATTTTCGTCCGTGTTCACCTGCTGGAACCCTTTCATTTTCATCTGCTCAATGTCCGCGGCCGGACCTTCCATCCGGTCCGCGGGGATCCACAGCAGCCGGATCGGTTTCCCGTCGATCCGTTTGGTTTTTGTCGCGTTCGTCCCCTCCATCCGGGGCAGGATCCCGTCCGTCCGCAGGTGTTTGTACAGCGCCTTCAGGCTCACCGGGAATTCGTTCCCCTGCTCCCGGCACAACCGGGTCACCGCGCTGAAGGCCACATTCGGCAGCAGGTAGTAGTATTCGCTGTCCATGTATCCGACCATGACCTCCGAGGGCAGCGGATCCCGTACTTTCTCCGCGCTCAGGTCTTTCAGCATCACCCGTTTGCTGGTCAGCAGCTCGCCCATGGCGTCCAGGAAGATCCGGCTCGGTTTCTCGCTCTCCATGTCACTCGCCTGTTTCTGCCCGGCCTCCACCAGGGTCTGCACCGCCTGCACGAAATGCTGTTCCATCTCCTCCTGGGTCATGATCCCGCATCCGACGAAATACCGCAGCATCATCGAATACCCCAGCAGGATGCAGGCCATGGCCTCCGGCGCCCGGTCATGGGTGCCGCCGCCCTGCCGCCGGATCATCTCCCGATACCGCAGAAAACCTTTGTGCATCATGTCCGGCAGCTCGTCGGTCTGTTTGGCCAGCCACTCGATGTATCCCCGCATGGCCTTCTGCATGTATCCATTCCTGGCCGCCTCCTGCAGCTCCGTCAGCTCCTCTCCGATGGGAATATCCTCCTTGTCAATGTCCAGGATGAAAAACCGCGCCAGGCCGCTGGCGCCGATGGCCGGCAGGTCCTCCCCGGTGATCACCGCCACGCTGCGCGGCGGTTTCACCGCCCGGATGCTGCTGTCCGCGTTCAGGCGCCCGCGGTCGCTCCCGTCGCCGAAAGCCCGGCTCAGGCTCTGGGCCGTGGCGCTCATCTGCCGTTTCTCCTGCACGCTGCTGGTGGGATGGAAATCGTCCACCAGAATCGGCGCGTCTTTCACCAGGAACGCCTTCGCCCGGATCTGGTTCGCCGTGTCGTTGAACGAGGCAGGCGGGTTTTTCGCGTGGAAATTGCCGAAATGGCTCATGGCCAGGGCCGCGGCGGTGGATTTGTGGGTTCCGCTCTCCCCGTACAGATACAGCCCGAAGGCCGGCACCACGTCGGTCATCGTCATGAACTCCCGCAGCGGCGCCAGGTACATCGTCCCCAGCAGCGCGATCCCGATTTCCTCTTTCATGGCCTTCTGGATCCGCAGGCTCATCCGCGCCGCGTCCTGCAGCGGGATCTCCCCGAACCCGTCCGCCCCGCTGCCGTCCAGCCGGTAGGTTTTCAGCGAGCTGTCCCCCATGTTCACGGTGACGCCCTCCATCCCGATGGCGCCCCCGTGGTACAGATAGCACCATTTCCCGCCGATTTTCCGCCATCCGGTGTGGTTGTACTCGGTGATCTTCTTCGCCGTCATCTGCCCGACTTTTTTGATCGCCCAGGCCACTTTCTGCTTGACGGTGCTGCCGGGAGCCAGGGCGGCGTCCATGCCCCATTTCTCCGTCACCCAGTTCATCCCGTCCAGGGCGGCCGCCGGCACGGTCACCCGCTCCAGCTTCCGCCCGCTCTGGTTCCATCCGTCCAGGACGAAATAGAGGCTGGTGGTCACGCCATCGTCCCGCGTCATCTCCAGCCGGGGCACGATCACGAAATCGCACAGGGGCTTCAGCGCGTCGCTGCTCCACTGGGCGATGCAGCCGTCGCTGACCCCGTATCCGCTCACCCGGCTGTACAGCCTCTCCGCCTGCTCCCGTGGGGTCAGCCAGAAGGGCACCGCCTCCGGATCGAAATCCAGCGTGGCGGCGACCTGCCGGGCCAGGGCGTCCATCGCCTCGACCTCGCCCATGATCTGGACCATGTCGGATATATCGCCCTTCGCCGGCAGCTCCGGGCAGGCCTCCCGGATGTCCACCAGGCGCACCCTTTTCGCGGTCTCCCGCAGCCCCACGGCCACGTCCCAGGCATGATTCTGTCCGGTGTATTCGTTCCCGGCGGTGTCGTTGTCCGGCAGGATGATCACGTCCGCCCCCGTCAGGATCCGGCTGTACCCCGGCCGCCATTTCCCGGCCCCGCCGGGATTGCAGGTCGCGCAGTACCCCAGCCGCTCCATCGTTTCGACGTCCTTTTCCCCCTCGACGACGTACACCGGCCGCCCGGCCTCGATGGCCCGGATCACGTTCGGCATCCGGTACAGCGTCACGTCCCGGATCTCCGCCGGCACGGAGGAGGCGAATCCCTCCCGGCTGCATTTCAGCCCGGGATACTTCCGCTGCATCTCCTCCGTGTAGCGCATCCGCTGGCGGAATGTTTTCCCGGGCCCGTTTTTATAGTGATACCGGACGACCTGGAAAACCTCCCGGCCGTCCGAATCCGTGTAGCTGTAAACCGCGTCCGGCTGCTGGTAGTCGATCTCCAGCGCGGGCCTCTCCTCCGTCTCCGCCCCGCCGGCGCCATGGCTCCCCGCAGCAGCTCCTCGGCTCCCCGCGGTGTTCACGGTCATCCCCTCCGGGAGCCCTTGTACCGCCTGGGTTCCAGGATTTCCCTGGGAATTTCCGGAGCCGTTGCCGCGCCTGGCTCCCGCGGCTCCCGATCCGCCCGCAGCCGCTCCCCGGCTCCCCGCGGTGTTCACGGTCATCCCCTCCGGGAGTCCTTGTCCCGCCTGGGTTCCGGGATTTCCCTGGGAATTTCCGGAGCCGTTGCCGCGCCTGGCTCCCGCGGCTCCCGATCCGCCCGCAGCAGCTCCCCGGCCCCCGCCGGTTTTCCCATTCCGGCCCCGGGTCCGGTCGTCCCCGCCATCCGGATCCACGATCAGGTCCCGCGGGGTGATCCCCAGCGCGGCCATCACGGCGTCCCCGGAGCAGTTGGCATGACATTTCAGATAGATCCTTTCTTTGCCGTCCTTCTCGCTCCGTTTCTGGCGGAACGTCAGGCTCGCAGTTTTGTCATCGTGCGCCGGGCATTTCGCGGTATATTCCCCGCTGGCGTTCGGTCCGCTGACGCCCTGCAGCATCCCGCTCAGTTCCCTGATATCCACCCGTCGCACCTCCTTCCTTCCTGTCCCTGGGTCAAATGCCGCATAGCCTGTCCCGCAGCGCCTTCATGCGGCGGCTTCTCCCGACCCTTCCGCCGGATCCGCGTCCGATCCTCCGGGCCGGCCTCTTCCGTCAGACGATTTCCAGATGCTCCAGGAAAACGACGGCCTCCTCGATATGCCGATCCATCTCCCCGGCCAGCGCCAGATCCGCGCGGTCATCCGCCCGCTCATCCTCGCCGCCCAGCACCGCCGGCGCGAGTTTCACCAGGCTGTGCGCCCCGTTGGCCACGCTGCGCAGATCATCCTCCGGAACTTTTCCGCGGCCCTTGCAGATGAATCCGTACACAAATGCCAGGTTATCAATCAGCCCCTTGTACATCGTTTTTCCTCCCATCGTTCCCGTCGCTGCCGTTGTGCTGCTCGATCAGCTCGAGCACGTGCCTCGCGCATTCCGCGCACAGGTCATAGTCGAACTCGATGCCAGAGCATTTCGTCCCGTCCCGCCCCTGATACACGATCCGCTCGTTGGCCGTCATAATCAGGGAAACCGTATGTCCGCGGGGGAAAATCGCCCCGCAATGGTCGCACCTCTCCAGAATCATTTCCTGCCCCTCCCGTCAGTCAATTCCAGCCACGCGTCGTCTCAGAACATGCACACGATCATGATCACCGGCCCCACGGTATCCTCCGTCTCCCGGGCCTGGAACCAGAGCACATGCATCTGCGGCATGTCCGTCACCGTGGCCTTCTCCTTCCACCAGTCCCCCGCCGTGCCGTCATACAGCGCCCGGTCCTCCGGATAGTCCGGTCTCCAGGAATCGTCATTAAAAATCATCACGATTTCATCATCCGGGATCAGCTTCATCAGCTCCCCGAGCCGGATGTCTCTCGCCAACCCCATCCATTTGTTCCGCAGCATCTTCATCCTCCCTTTCCCTTCCGAAAAGCGTCATCGTGGACGCTTTCACCCGTCTTCCTGTTCCTCGCCGCCGTCCTCGTAGAATCTGGTCCAGTCAAATCCCAGCGTTTTCGCGATCCGCCGTGCGGTCTCAATCCTCGGACGGTTTTTCCCGCTCTCAATCTGCTGATAGCTCTGCTGTACAATTCCAGACTGTTCCGCCACGTCTCCCTGGGACATTTTCCTCTCCTCGCGAATCCTCACAAGCCACTCTCTTGCCACTCATATCACCGTCCTTTCTCGCGGGCCTCCATCTTAACAGTTTATAACTGTTATGTCAAGCGCAAAATTAAAATTCTAATTGTTTGTAATTACAATTCGAAACTGTATAATGAACGTATACCATACAGAAAGGACGGGTGCACGATGGCCGGCAACCGGCTCAAACAGCTGCGCGAACAGAATGGGCTGTCTCAGATCGAACTCGGAAACCGCCTCGGCGTCACGCAGCAGTCCGTTTTCGCCTGGGAGCATGGGAAAACGACCCCACAGATTCAGACCGCCATCGCCCTGGCAAAAATATACGGCGTCTCCCTGGATTATCTGATGGGTCTGTCCGACAGCCCCAAAAATGGAAAAGAGCCCGCTGTCACTGACAGCGAGCTCCGGGAAAACACGATCGCCCGGATCAGGGCTCTCCCTGAGCCGGTTCTGATAAAACTGCTGGATCTTCTGGACGCGATTCAATCATTTCAATCACATCCAGCACCCGGTTCAGCTGGATCAGCTGCTCCCGATCCATCCGATCAATCCGATCCAGGATAACCTCCAGGATATTCTCCTCCATTCCATTGTTCCTTTCCGCTGGAGCGCTCCGGCTGTTTTCGCGCGTGCTTCTGATTATATCACATAGAAGGGAGGCTTTCCATGGTTCTCCTCGTCATGGCCGCCTGGGCTGCCTATGTGTTTTTCACTGTCCAGGTCATTTTCCATGGGTTCCGGATCGCATCGTTCCTGGTCACCGCGGTGATCCTCTGCCTCCTGTTCCTGTTCCTGGTGTTCTGGTCCCTCCGCGCGTTGACCAAACCGCCGGAGAAAAATCACCTGCGGGAGATCCTCGCACCGGCCCCGCCGGAAGGGCCCGCTGCCGCCGGATCCGGCGCCGGCGCGGTCCGGCAGCTGACATTTCGGGTCGCCGGCACCACGTTCCGGAACGAGGACGGCAGCGACCGCCAGGAAATCCTCCGCCACCTGCATTTCGCGGATCCGCCATTCGCGGACGATCCGGACGACCTACTGGCGGAGATCGAAAAAACCGAGTATAACAATGAGCTGGCCTATGCCGTTCTGATCAACGGCTACCAGGTCGGTTTCGTCCCCCGGGCGAAGGTTGCCCAGATCCAGTGCGCGCTGGCCACCTATACCTGGACCGTGGACGACGTGCAGATCGTCGGCGGCGGAACCGATGCCTCCGGCGAACCGATCCCCTGGGGCTGTAAAATCACCGGCTCCTACATCATGTAAGAAACGCACCCCGGAAACCCTTGTCCATCAACATCTTCAAAACGAACCTTAGCAAATGCAAATCCGTCCACGTTGTCGCATTTCCATGGCCGTCCGGCCTGCGTAACAGAAAACGTAACAGCGTGAAACAGCATTTTCCAGCCGATCCGTAACGGCTGAACCCGTTGAAATGCAATGCTTTCCCGGCCATTTTCAGGGCTCGTAACAGATGTAACGGCAAAAATGAGTATATACCCCCCTACAATTATATTTTAGGAAGGTGATATAGATGGGCAGCATCGAAAAACGCGGGAAAAATTCCTGGCGCCTCTCCACCATGGTCAAAATCGCCGGCAAATGGCAGAACATCCACCTAACGCTGCGAATGGATCCGGATCTCTCCGAGGCCGTCCAGCGCCGGGACGCGCAGCGGGAGCTCCGGATCCTGGAGGACCGGCTGGCCGCTCAGTATCGGGACAGCTTCACCCTGCGGGAATGGTCCGAGGAATGGCTGACAAAATACATCGGCCCGGATGCCAGCCCGGTCACGATCTCCGGATATCGTTTCCTCCTGAATTCCCGGATCCTCCCGCAGCTGGGTGACAAATATCTCCAGGAACTGACCCCGGCCCTGCTCACGGATTGGCTGTTCAGCCTCCGCGCGTCCCCGCGGAAATCCACCCGCAAACAGGAGGAGCAGCTGAGCCGTCCCCGCCGGAAGGGCGAGAAACTTATCCCGGAGGAGAAGGCCCAGCGCCCCCTCTCCCAGAAAACCCTGAAAAACTATTTCGGCGTCCTGAAAACCATGCTCGGCGCTGCCGTCCGCGCGGGATACCTGGAACACAATCCCATGGACCGGGTCCAGAGCCCCCGGCAGCACAAACGGAAAATCACCATGCTCTCCGAATCGGAAACCATGTTCCTGATCAAAGCTCTCGACGGGGAGCAGCTGCCGCTCCGCCTGGCCGTCCTGCTGGCCCTCTCCTGCGGGCTCCGCCTGGGAGAAACCAGCGCCCTCCGGTATCGCGACATTGACTGGGACCGGAAAACCCTCACCGTCAACAAAGCCCTGAAATACACCCCGGAGCAAGGATCCTTCATCGCGGCCCCGAAAACCGACGCCGGCGACCGCGTCCTCACGCTGCCGGATTCCCTCTGCCGGTTCCTCCGGGATGCCATGTGGGAGGACGTCTACGAAGAGCAGGACAATCCGGAGAAATGGAAGGGCGCCAATCAGCAGTGGATCGTCCACGGCCGGCACGGTGCCCGCGTAAACAAAGACACGCCCAGCAAATGGTTCCGGGCTTTCGCGGATGCCCACGGTTTTGAGCACATCACCTTCCACGACCTCCGGCACGCCCACGCCAGCCTGCTGGTGGCCAGGGGTGTGGATATCGCTGCCGTCTCCGCCCGGATGGGTCACTCGGATCCCTCCATCACACTCAGCGTTTACACCCACGCCCTCCCGAATCGGGACCAGGGAGCAGCCGCGGCCATGGATCAGATCCTGGAAAAGGTGTTGCCGGCGCCAGCTCCTCCGGATCCGGAGGGCGACGATCCGGACGCCCTGGCCAGATAACCGCATCGGACGCCTGGCCAACTGATCGCGCAGCTCCGGAATCCGCATCCGGACGACCGCGCAGCTCCGGAGCCCATCGCCGGATCCGCGCGCAGCCGAAAACGAAAAAGCCCGGGAACCTGCAGCGCACAGGCTCCCGGGCTTTTCTTGTCCCATCCGTTTCTCCCAATTCTCCCAGGCTGCACCCATTGCAGCGCAAGGCATTCCGCCGATTCCTCCGCGATTTTTCTCCCAACTTTTCAACCGTTTCCACCGTTTTTCCACATTCCCAGGAAAACAAAGGAAAGCCCCTGATCGTTACAGATCAAGGGCTTTCCTAATGTCGAAGTGGCGGGATTCGAACCCGCGGCCTTTTGGTCCCGAACTACCCGCATAATCAGTTGAGGCTAAAAAAAGTATAGCTTAGGTATATTTTCATCTGTCACAACTGTCACAACCGTTACAAGGAATTTTTCTACATTATAGCGCCATAATTTTGGCGTAACAGATAATTATTTTTAACTGTTTCAGAATAAATTATCTGTTACATAGTCACGTGACCCCCCTCGTTATTTTTCGTCCCGCGCTGTAAACGACTG